TACTGCAGCAGCCCGTTGCAAATCGGCAAAAGTTTTTTCTGTTAAACTAACCTTTACTGTTGTCTTGGGCATATTAACGTTTTTTGTAGGTACTGTAAGTAACTTGGGTTCACTGTAGTAGTACACTATATTGGAGTCTGCGCCGTCTGAAATGGTGACACTCTTTGAGGCAAAGTTGAATGTTGGTGAGTTGAATAAACTTACTACACCAAGAAACTTTTGAAGATCCCAGATACCAAATTCAACCGGAAAATCTTCTGTAACTGTTGCCTCTGCCATTCCGTTTTTAGACGGAGTAATAGTCTTGATAACACTACCTGGTTTAATCAGGATGTTTGAGTTGAGACCAGAAAAATTCTTTAATATTCCAAGAGTTTGTTTTGATAATGTAAATGTTTTCATTTTAGTAACCATAATCGGTGTTTCCTTTCGTATCATAATCTATATCTGTTCGCTTGTCAATATAATCTTGCACTTCTTTTCGAAAATTATTTTTTCCTCTATTCTTTTGAGATTTTTTATCTTTTCGGAAAACAGATTTTGATTTTTTAGATTTCCAAGATTCAAAATCGTCTGAATAATTTGATTGCATTAAAAGTCTCCTACACTTTCTAGTAAATTGTTCAATTTATGAGATATCATGTAATCCAATAAACTGATTTTAGTTTGAACAGGTTTTGAATAGGCTTCTAAGATTTCGGATTCTAAATCGTCTGGAATTTGACTCAGATCAATTAACATTTTATTTCTGGACCAGTTATCTGCCCATTCGGTTCCTGTAATAGATCCTAAATTTTCTAATATTTCTTTTCGCTTTTGTCGAGTCAATCTGGTTTGTCGTTTTCCTTCTGTCATAAAAGTATCATCGTCTGACAAGATATTAGGTATTCCATCCCCTGAATCTCCTTCTATGATATGATCTAGTAGATATTGTTTAGGAGATTCGCATCGAACAAAGTCTTTCTTTATGGTGCTGTATTGTTCTACTTCTGGATAAATTTGAAGTTGTTGAAAGTCATTATCATTTGATACTATTAAAACAGATTCTGTTTGATGATGATGCTTTGCCAGCACAGCAATAATATCGTCTGCCTCTGCACCTGCGATTCTGATATTCTTGTAGGGCAGAACATCTAATATTTCTGTTCTAACAATAGACATGTTTTCGTATATCTCTGTCCAATTTACGCCGGAAGTCTGTTGTTTACGTTTCCTATTTTGTTTGTAATGCGGGAATTTAGTTTTTCTCCAAGACGGACCTGCATCGTTACAGACAACTATTTTTCCGTATCTATTTCCAAACTTTTTATTGATAAATCTGTACGAATTGAATACGAGATGTCGTATAAAATTAGTGTCCATTACAGGATTTGATTTCATATTTTGAAATATGCTTGCAATTAATAATTGACTATTGTCTACTAGAATCATAAAACGATCATATCATAAAAATTAAAAAAGTCAATGGGATATCCAATGTGGATTATTTTTAATATTTTGAAATATGTATTCTTTATTTGTTATTGTATTGAACCATCTATCCCCAGATCGAAGATATCCTGTTGGTTTAGTTATCGACTGAACTCTTCTATTGGGTATATTTCGTAATTCGTTCCAAACAGCAGACTTTTCAAATGGTTCATATGAACTAGAAACGTCTTCTGATGCGTAATATAATCTATCGTTATAGGCTACAATTTCATTCTTTGAATATTGTATTGTATTACCATTATGATCTACTTTTTTAAAGTATTTTACTTTAGAAAAATCTATATCTGTTATATTTAAAGATTCATTTAAATTCGTTGTAGGCTGCGTACTTTGAACGAATTGATTTGAATTCGTTGTAGGCCGCGTACTTTCGACGTAAGGAAAAGTAACCCCAGGAAGTTCAGGATACGTCATATAACTACTCATGATATTTTATTTATACAACTCAAAATAATACAATCTTGATTTATTCTTGTTTTTGCCTGCATTTCTTTTGTTTTTATTCCGTTCCACAATCTTTCCATGAATTTTAAGTTTGTGGGATTTATAGCAGTAAAAATATTTTTGGGATTTCTTATTTTTTTCTTTTTACTATTAGTTTGATCAATATTGATCAAAGTTGATCCTTTTACTGATATAGAAGTAGACTGATATCTATAAATAAATCTATTTTTTGTATTATAAACAAAAATAATAGAAGACCCTATTATGTCTATGGGATTTTGGGATCGTAATCCTAGATCTGATTCTTCTACTTTATATTTCAATTTCTTTACCAACTTATCTGCAGTTTTGGGTTTTGTTTTTCTTATACTTTTAGCTTTTACGACTAATCCAGTTTGTAATCTACAAAACAAATCTTCATAAAACTCCAATACAAATTTCAATTGTTTAGGAGTAAGATAAGAATAGGCTTCAACTAATTGAAGATCTTTTTTGTTTTTTGCCAGTCTTATTTCTTTGATATTTCTTTCTAGGATATCCATTATTTCGTCTTCTACTAATTTTACTACACTATTGGTCAGTCCACCAATAAATGTTTTAAATTCAAATCGAAGTTGTTGGTTTTTTTGAATTGCAAGTATTTGATTATCTATTGCATTCAATATTTCGGATATGGTTTTTTGTACAAAATATTTTTCTTGTATAGATTTAGTTTTTCTTATTTGTTCTAGTTCTATGCCTCTTTTGGCATCTAATCTTATGAAATTTAATATTTCAGATTCTAATAAATTTTTTTCTGTTTCTGGAAGACGAATACCGTCTTGTTCCATCTTAAGATAAATTCCGGCTGGTTTGAAATTTTTGGAATGAAGAGTTTTTAGATTAAGATACGGTTTATTATTTGTCTTGAGATAAGTTATTATGATTTCTTTACAAATATGATCTGTAGTTTTCCCATCGTAATGAAGAAATTTTCCATAAAATTCATTATCGTATTCCTTTGTTCCATATTCTGCAGATTTGAAGACTACAGAAGACTCTGTGATTAATTTTTGTTTCCGTGCCATGATTTCAGTATATAGAAGACTTAATTTGAGTCAAGTGATTAATTTGAAATCATTTTGCTAAAATTTTGTTTCTTTTCGAAAGAAATTACATGCTGAAATTTATCCATAAGTTGATCGGCCTTATGGCTAATAATATAAGTATTAGAATTTTGACTTACGGTTTTGATTAATTTTATTAATTCTTCCGTTCCTACCACATCCAAAGAAGAATCAAACACTTCATCTAAAATTAGTAAATTACAATTAACACTATTTTTTGCTCTGGCTATTTCTCTCCATGCCAACAAAAGAGAAAGATCAATTCTCATTTTTTCTCCTTCAGAAAAATTCTCATAAGAAAAAATATCTCTGTTTCTACTCTTTATTTGTTCTTCAAAATTTTCATTTAATTCAAATTGAACAAAGAAGTCCATAGATCTTAAAAATTTATTAATATAAGAATTTATGTGTGGCAAATAATATTTCATTATTTTACTTTTGACGCCAGAATCTTTCAATAATTCAAATATATTTTCATTGTAAATAATTTCTTCTGATATTTCTTTTTTATTGTTTTCTAATAATTCATTTTCTATTTGCAAATCGTTTAGTTTTTTATGCTCAGATTCTAATATCTTATCTTTTTGAGTTTTAAATTCTTTCTTTTTAAACAGCTGCACTAATTGAGATTTATTTGATTCTATATTTGCCTCTTTTTTTCCAGAAATAATCTGAAGTTGTATTATAGAGTCTAATTGGGATAGAATTTCTTTATATACAGATTCGGTTGAGTGTAATTCTTTTTCTAAATCAACAAGAGCTATTTGCTGTTTTTCTTTTCTTTCTGTCTCTTTTTGTATTTTCGATTCTTTGAATTCGAGATCAATTTTTTGACCACACTGAGAGCAAGAATCATTTTCTTTATAAAATTCTATTTTTTTTGAAAGAGAACGAATATTATTGTTAAATTTTATTTGAAGTTCTTTAAATTTTTCTAAATTAGTTTTTATTGTGTTTTTATTTTTAGTTGATTCAATTGAATCACATATTTTTTGTGTTATTTTTTTGTGATCTTCTTCTAGTATTTCTAGTATTTTTTCGATATCTTTTATTTCTTGATTCAGTCGATCTTCATATTCTGTTGTATCTGAAGTTATATTTTGAATATATTTTTCTTGAGTTTCTATTTTATTCTTTATAATTTCTATTTTTGTTCCTAATTGTTTTAGATTTTCTCTCATTTGCATAATCTTACCTTTTATGATTATGTTCATATTAGAGAATATGTCAATATCTAAAATATTTTCTATAACTAGTCGTCTGTCATTTGTAGACAATTGCATAAATGGCACAAAGGAAGAACTTCCTAAAATAATTACCTGAGTGAACGTTTTAAAGTTCATCTTTAATATAGAATCTTCTAGAATTTTTTGATAATCCAAACTATTGGAATCTTGATTGATTAATTCCGAATTTTTATAAATTTCAAATATTTTTGGATTTAATCCTCTTTTGATTAAGTATTCATCAGAACCTTTAGAAAATTCTATTTCTACAATACAATTTTTAGTATTAATACTGTTTGCTAATTGAGATATATTGACTTTTCTAAAAGGTTTTCCAAAAAGTCCGTAAGTTATAGAATCTAAAAAGGCAAAAGATTTTCCACTACCATTATTTCCATAAATTAAAGTAGTAGAATTTTTATTTAAATTTATTGTCGTGAACGAGTTACCAAATGATCCAAAATTTTTAAATTTAACCGTTTTGAATATTATCATCTAATTTTTTCTCTGGAACGACCATAGATCTAAATTGTACTTGTTGTTGTTCTTTTTGTTGTTCTTTTTGTTCGTGTAGTTCCATTATTTTATTGTATAGTGTATTATTATTTTGCAGGCGAGAATTAAAGGGATTATACATGTCTTTATTAAAAGCAAGATTCTTTTGACTAAAGGTAATTGGATTAATTGGTCTTTCTTCTGGATTTAATCCAGTATTATGTGAATCTTTTTGTTGACAACTGGAACATCCTTGTGTGGGTGGTTTTGGTTTTTCTAGACGAAGATTGCCTTCTCTTAAGCTTTTTGCATATCCATTTCCATAATACCAAAATATTTCTTCTCCTTCTTCGATATTTCTTAGTGCCGCGATAAACATTCTTTTCATTGCTTTATCATATATCCAATACGCATTAGGTGCATCAGAATGATTATAAATCATAGCATTTCCTGTTGGCATAACATATGTCGGCCCATTTTCTGCACAAATAGAATCTCCTGGATCGCATGGCCAGGTAAAGCAATACTTACTCACAACCCAATCTCTATTTGATTTAGTTGTAGTATCCAGTAAAATAGCACTTACTTCTTCTATTATTTCCCCAGAATTTATATTTTGTTTTGCAAAACAACCAAGTCCCTGTATAGGTGACTTTCCTACATATGCTTTAGATTCTATGAATTTCGTAGGTGTTGAAAATTGAATGGTCTTTGTTTTATTATCTATGACTGCAGCTGTTTGTTGTTTTGCTGCTGATTTTCCGCTGTTGGGTAATTCTACTGTTGTTTCTATTGTTGGTTGATTTGTTAGTAATTCGTTCATAACGAAAGAGCCTCCATATAAATGTCTTTTACTATTAATTTTAGTTTTTCTTTATTTAAATCATTAGTTAAAAGATCAATTTCTTTATTTATGATACTTAATGTATCCTGAGTCACGTCTATTTCAAAATTTTCTATTTTTTCACTAAAATCGTCTATTATTGTTAGTTCTTGTGTGTCTATAGTATACAATTTATTTATAAACTTGTCAAATATAAAAGGTTTATTTTTTGATTTAACTATAACTTTAATAAAAGTATTTTTATACTTTTCGTAATTTTCTTCTAATAGTTCTTCTCCTAATATAGTATCGTCATACCGAATGATATTAAAAGCTCTTCTTTCATTTTCTATGAAATCTAATTCTCGTGTTTGAGAATCTAGTACATGAAATCCTTTAATTGTTCCAGCATCGGCAAAATTTAATTGATATTGAGATCCAAGATAATGAATATTTCCTTTAGATTGTTTGATGTGAAAATGTCCCGATAAAACCATTTCAAATTTATCAAAAATAGATTTATCTATTCCTTCTTTGTGTTGCACTCCTGATATGACTTCAAATCCATTTATTTCTAAATGGCCCATAAGAATATTGCTACTAGATTTTTTAATAAAATCGATATGCTCTTTAGAATTAAATTCGTTTATCCAAGGACAAAATCCTAACTTCATTTCGTCTATTTGTATTTGGGTAGGATGATCATATAGAATAATGTTCTCATATCCTCGAAATAATTCTTTTAACGAATTAACTTCATTTGTATTTTTAAAGTAAGTATCATGATTTCCTATTATTATTCTGAAAGTACATCCTTTGGGAATCTTTTCCAAAAATCTTTTTCGAACTTCTTTCAAAGTATTAAAATTAATATATTTTCTTCTGTCAAAAAAATCTCCTAAATGGAATATTTCTGTAATATTATGTTTTTCAATATACGGAAAAAATATATTTTCAAAATAATCCAGACAATGATTTAAAAAATAAGAAGAATCATTTCTGATTCCGAAATGTGTATCGTTTATTATTGCAATTTTCATTCAAAGTATCTTCTTTTAAGTTTTTTTCTTTTGGGAGATTTTTTGGAAGATTTTGGTTTTTTATTTTCCATTTTTTCTATATCTTCGTCCGTTAAAACATTAAATTTTTTATAATCACTATTATACTCTTCAAAATCTTTTTCTTTGATCCAATGTGTAAGTTCTCCATCTTCATCATTTAATTTCATGTATTGATATTTAACAAAAGCTTGTTTTTTTTCTTTTTCTATTCGTCTAAGAAATGCATAATAAATTATTTGAGTGAAATAAGAAAACGGATTTTTAGATTTTCTTGGATTAAAATTATGAGCATACAGAATACAATTTTCCACTCCGTCTCCGATCATTTCTTCTCTGAACGGATAATTCATAAAATTAGGACGATACGAAAGATGTTCTGCAATCTTTAAAAAACACTCTCCAATATATTCAGTTATCGGAGGTTTGGCGGATTTGGATTTTTCTGCTAATTTAATTTGCTTTTTCCACTCTTTCATAGCAACAAGAAACTTGTCATTATCTATATACTGTTTTAATTTTTTTTCTATACTAATAGACTCTTGTTTTTTTATTTTTTTCATAGTATATAATCCTTGTGTCCATTATAACAATATTTCAAATTATTGCAACTAGATGCTTGACACTTTTAAAGATTTCTTTATAATCCTCTGTGTAGGTTTTCAATGTTCTTTTGGCTTAGTAATCATGAGCCTCACTGATAATCATCACTGTTAGGATTAGAGTTCCAATCTGTTGGTTTATTGCCGAAGTCTTGTCTGTGTCGCTCATCCCCAGTCCATTTGAGTTTTCGTTTAACTTCTTTGGCAATTTTGTTAATGTCATTAACATTGATTAAACCAGATTCCATTAAATCGATCATTACTTCTGGCGGAAATAATAGACTCATTTGAACCATTGGAATACTTTTAGACTTTCTTTTGTCTTTGGGCGGAAAGAGTTCATTATATAGATCAGCAGGATTTTTATTAAATTCCTCTGGTGTGGTTCCAGGATCTTCCATCGGATATGCTGCTCCAACCGAACCTGGCATTTCAAACATAGTACTAAACATATCCCTTAGCATATTTTGCATCTCTTCATCGGTCATCTGTGGAGTTTTATTTGAAAGATTTGGATTTTCCTTTTTGACTATATCGGTTTTGATCATATCAGTAGAAGATTGTTTTTTAGGATTCTTGGGAAGAGAAATAGGCTTTTTCTTGTCATTTTTGTTTTGAAGTTCTCGAAGATAGATCTTTTTTGCGTCTTCTGATGGAACAGTAAAAGAAACAATATGATCCAGCGGAATATCTGTTATTTTAGTATCAGTAAGTTTCATCCAATCGTGAATAGTAACTATTTCATGTGTCTGTGCGGTAATAGGATGTACTATTGCTGACATTTTAAATATATGAGGATTTTCGACCGTGTACTTTAATTTTGTTTTTTTAATTATATGGGCAATTACTTCTTCACCACTTTTTAACTTGAATAATAGGCACGTTTTAGACTTCATTAAAGGCCTCCTAAGCGAATAAATCGCTTGTTGTGTAAAAACTTCTCTTTATTATATATAATAATTCGTTCGTCTAGATGACGCAGCGCGTGATTGCGATACCGTTTCCAATGCAGATCGTCTCCGATATCATACACCACAACTTCGTCTTTGTTTTGAGTTTTTCTTAATCCTCTACCAATAGACTGCAACACCCTGATAACAGATTTAGATGGACTACTAAATACGATATTTTTTATATTTTTTATATTGATTCCAGTAGAACAAGTTCCGTAAGATGCCACAAGAATACAGTTTTCTTCAGAATTAACAATCTGTCTAATTTTTTCTCTGTCTTGTGTTTCTGTGCCGCCGTAAATAAGATAAACTTTTTTATTGCCTGTTTTTAACATATTATATAACGGTATTCCGTGTTTTTCAACGTAATTAAACAAAACAAGAGTGTTTCCTCGTATAGATTGTGCCAGACCTGAAATAAACTTATTTCTTTTATCATTTGAGACAAGCCAATCTATTTCATCTTGATATTTTGCTTTTTTGATTTGTTCCACTGATTTTGTGGGATATTGTAAAATCAAACATTCTACTTTCAGTTTACTTAATAGATCCGAGTCTATTAGATCTTTTGTTGTTGTGACAGCAAAAACGTTACCAAATAGACCTTCAATAACTAGTCTGTGAGTATCTGTTCCGTCAAGTGTTCCTGTTGTTCCGATACGATACGGACAATCTCGCAGTTTAGTCATTATTGCAGTTAAAGATTTTGCTTTGAATAAATGACATTCGTCTCCAAATACTGCACCGAATTGAGAAAAATAACTTTCAGATTCTTTATATAAACTTTGCCAGGTAGAAATTACAATTCTTTTTGTGGTTTCTTTGGATTGACCGGAATAAATTACATGATACGGATTATCGGAAGAACCAGAATAATCTTTGAAATCATGCAACATCTGAGCAACCAAGCCAGTATTAGGAACAATTACTAAAATCTTTTTATCAGAAGGAATCTTCTCCAACAAATACTGTATCATACTGTATATAATTAAAGACTTTCCACTACCAGTAGGAGACAATAATAGCAATCGTTTATCTGTTATTGCCTGTTTGATTGCCAGACGTTGATGAGGATGTAATGTTATTGATTTTCCTCCAGAGAATACAGATAATCCGTCAATAAACTGTTCTAGATCTTCGGTTGTTGGAGTTTCTGTTGAATATTTTGGATGATATTCTGCACCGTAATTTCGTTCTCGCAGAAACAGCAAAAGATGATCTAATAGGCCTCGATACAAATAACCGTTGATCATATTGAACAATCTAATTTTACCGTCCCATAGTCTGTTTTTAAATGCAGGAGTGTACTGAAAATTAGGTACTCTGAAAGTAAAATATGAACTGAGTTCTTTTGCTATACCTCGTTCACAGTCTATTTTCAGATATACCGAATCTATTTCAGTTATTTGAATCATATTCCTTGTGTGAATCGTATCCAATCTAGAGCAGCTCGAATATTCCAAATTTTATTTGAAATTAACTTGACTACTTGTTCCAGATAATTTACTTTTTCTCGTTGCATTACACATTTGGATTCCATTTGAACGACATCGGGATCTGCATGAATAAAACGATCCAGATCAGTTCTGAGAAGATTTAAATCGAATTGTTCCCATCCTCGTTGAGTTAATTGTTCTTGTGACATCTTACCTGAGTAATACAACCATTTGTCTCGCAACAATATTCTCAAATCATTTTCTAATTTTGTTAGAACAAGTTTTTCATCAGTATGAATACACAGATACTTGTTATGAAGTTGAGGAATTTTAGATGCCTCGTTGTTTAATGCAGATTGATCTATTTGAACGTCTAGATCAATCATTTTACGTATTTCTTCTATTCGCATACAAAAATTATATCACAAAATGAATCAAAATTCAAGCCAGGGCTTTAATATCATACCAACTGTAACTAAAAGTAGCCTGTGCCAGAACTGGTTCAGAATCTGCCACAGAAGAATCAAAATTTACAGGACTTATTGAAGTAGGAAAAACATCATAAAAAGATGCAGATGCTATAGGTTTCAGGGCACTGTTCATTATAAGCAAAAATGCATCAGAAACTTTATGATCTTCCTTTACAGTTTCGTATGTTTTATTGTAGCTTCCTGCCTGTTTCATCCAATTTAAAATTTCTAACCAGTTTTTCATATTTTCGTCTACTAGAAATCCGATATCTAAATCATCTTGTTGATATTGAGTACCAGGTCTTCGTATAGGAGCAATTCCAGTTTGAGAAGTTTGAAGACTGGTTCCAAATTGAATTCCAGGCAAATTAACTCGTTGACAAAAGTAATTTAAAGCAGGAGCTCGTTTTATATTGAATAAAAATCGATTTGTGGCAAGATAATTATTTGTATCCGGCACAACTTGAGGAACTTGTGCGTCATATGGAAGTGCTGATTTGATATTATC